CACGCCTATCACCCGAATGAACGGGGCACAAATGAACGGTTCAATCGAGAACTTCGCTACTATTTCCCGAAGGGAACACAGTTTGATCAGGTTTCAGAGACCGATATTCAACAAGCCACAGCGCTTATCAATAACAAACCTAGAAAATGTCTCCGTTGGCAAACCCCAGTTCAAGCAGTGAGCAAGCCTCTTTCTAGGTGGTAACTTTATTATTGCAATCTAGGAATTGAACTGAATTACTAGGTAAGGAATTGATTAAGACGTGATAATTGGATCTAAATCAGCGTTAATGACATCGTTAAATACGGTTGCATTCCTTCATAATTGTCATTCAGGGAAGGTGCTGTGTTTTAGACCACCCAGCCATCTCAATATCGCTGGTCGGGATTTGCACCCGACATGGCTGCGGGCACTATCAGTAGCAAGCTGATACCCATTGCTTTCACCTACTAAGCGTCTACCTATTCCGCCACAGCGATTTGCTCGCTCTCCCAGTGTCAGATGAGGTCATCGCAAGCTGTGTCCGGTCGCTAAACTGGACAATGAGGCCGGTGGGATTTGATCCCACAACATCGCGTTTCTTCGGCCTCGTTCTATGCCAAGCCGCTAGACATAGATGACAAATGCCATACCACACATTTGGGTATCCTAACATTTGTCTTTTAACGCACCTCCTGATATTTTAAGCGGCACTTCTTTATCAGGTCGGGTTGTCAAACATCAGGTATTGTGTCTTAGTTTGGCAATGTGGCATGCGGGAATCGAACCCGCCTGACTATCTCAGTCATTCCATTTGCCACGCCTTGCCACAGCTTTATCATCACTGAGGCTCGGAGGAAAAATGCGGTGCTTTAGGATTGCTCCCTTGGCACAATACAATCATAAGGGTTTCCGTTTTTAGTTCGCCACTCATTTATCAATCAATTAGTCCTCAAATAGTCCTCATTCATCGATCATTTATTGCTCACTACTTTTCCTGGGTGTGACGCCAAAGTACCAGGCCGCTGCTAACAACGCATTTTTCTTTCTGCGTGTGTAGGTTGCTGAAGATATATCCAGAATATTCATTGCATCACCGTCTGGCGTGTCTGTTTCGGGCCCGTCGCAATAGCGCACCCTTAATAAACGCTGATGTGATTGTTTCGGCATCGACGCAATGCAATTGTCGCACCAGTCGCAGAACTTACGCGCCGATGCTTGTCTCTCCAAACGCTGCTGTGCATACAGCGGACGTTGAACAGTGCTGGCAGAAGTACCGTCTCCCCATGCACTGGTGATCTTTGGATTGACTGGCGCTTTTATGAATCCGCGCTCTGCTCGGTATTTATTCAGGATATCTTCGACTGCTTCCCGATCCTTTTCATCGCTAATTGATAAAAGCTCCATCACAAGCGCCACCCCTTATGGTATAATTATTTTGCGGATAATTAATTGTCAGGCGTGCCTTCGTGGTGCGCTTTTGTTATACTGTTTGTGAAGATGGTGGCTTAAGTTCCATTATTCAAAAGCCATGTATTGCATAAAAGTCCCTGTCTTCCACCCGTCGCTAATCCGGCGGTTTTTTGTTATACTGTCTTAGGAGGCCCACTCCAAAATGATTATTACCCTGGTGCAATTCACACACTGGCCTCCAGAGCGCGTCAACACCCGGCGCGCTTTTTTGATGCTTTTAAATGTACTTTCGATATTTGTGTTTGCTATACTGATTAAGGAGGCAGCCTCTATTGTGGCGAAATTCATTACTTACATCTCTTAGCTTAATCTGCCTCCAGCGCGTCCTTCATCAGACGCGCTTTTTGTTTACCCAAATGCGGCCTTCCAAAGTACCTTTACAGCCCAGCAGCCAACAAGAATGAATACCGCTGTCGTGAATGCACAGCCCACGAAACAGCCACCAAATATTCCAGTCTCCGCAAGCCTTTCTGGTTTTGACTGACGGCCATTAATCATGGTTCGCCTCCATCATTTGTCTTCGTATAGCGTTATTAGGGTTACTATCTTTCCTCCAGTAACATCCGCACACGCTTGAGCGTCTTTATATAAACCAAATAAAAGGGGGCCAGATGCAGAGGCACCAAAGCTATTGGTAAACTTGCTATAATACGAAACGAATTGAAGGTCACTCACCATTACCGCAAAAAAACTTTCTCCTGTTTTTAGAGGGACAGTTCGTATATCGCTGATCTTCTTTTCGTATTTGTCACGTACCTTGTCGAGCTTTTTTTCATAACTATCATGTAATTTGATGGCCTTTAACTTGTATAGCTCGTGAAAGAGAACCCACAGAATCAGAACGATCCAAAATACAAAAATTCCCAAAAATATTAAGCTTCTCATTTTTGATCACTCTCCCTGATTGAATCCGAAATGTCCCAAAGCGCAAACAAGATTGCTGCTAATGTCAGAAAAACAAACGTTTTATAGTATCCGTACACCAAATTTTTCTCAGGCATAAATGAAGCCACAATACATAAAATGAAACCAATCCATGATATGAAACGGTAAGGCCTATTTTTCATTGTTTTCCCTCCAATAGCTGTTTGTCCTCAAAGATGTTGCCGATTACCTCACGACTTGTAATCTCGCTAAAAAGCTCAATTGCCTCTTGCTTTTTCTCATTTTCGATTAGCCATGATCCTTCCCGCATGATTACTTGCCCAATCATCGGATCAGGATCCCCAATATTGTCTTTACCGGTGCGCACGATATCGCCTTCGTAGATTTTCTGCCCGTTCTTGTCTGTCAGGCCGGTAAACTGTTCGACAACATACTGATCATTATCCAAGAATCCGGCAAAGCACTCTTCGTCATAACCAGCATCCTCACCATTTTCATACTTAACGCAGCCGCTAAGCGTGTCATATGCATTCTGCACGTCATACAAGTAACACTCGTAGACCTTATCCCACGCTCTGAACTTAATCTCTCGTTTCATTTCTACGCCTCCAATTTCACGATTTCTCCGGTTTCCTCAACGCGCCAGACACCTAGCAACCATGCAGTAGCGAAGGTGTTTTGATTGGCAATTATCCATGCCAATGGCTCGCTAACCTTATATCCGTTTTTAGCCGTATCTAACACGCCCAGCAAAGTAGTTTGCCCGTGCGCTGATTGCAAGATCTCTCCCACCACCTTCGGAATCACCGGCAGATCATCTGGCAAGGCATTGTCATAACGTTTCTTGTAGTCATATAGTGTTTCCCTAGGCCAACCATTGAAGAACACCTGATAGCCAGCAAGACGGTTCCAAACCGCATCGAACACGTCCCGCTTCGTCTCATTGCTCATTGCTATCCTCCTTAACAGGCTTTATTACTCGTAGGTAGAAACCACCACCGTAGTATCCGTTACCATAACCATCATCGCCACTTCCCACATCGAAGCGCTCATCAGAGTAGTAGATAAACAAGCGAAATGTTTCATCTTCGTCATACACTGCTTCAACATTGGTGATTGCGTTGTCGTGGTTGGCTAACAGTGACAAGTCTGGCAAATCGCTCCATCCATTTCCACAGCCCCCACATCCTTCGTTCTCGTATGTCAGCAGTTGTGTACCATCATCGCAAGTCAACAAGTAGCCACCGGTGTCCATATGCGTGTCCGCTGGCGCAACTGCATCTTCAACCTTCACGATACGGCGTCCAATTAACCAATCGAAACCGTCCCCGTCGAACCTTTGCTCATTGCTCATCGTCAGTCACCTCTTCTTTCTCGCAGTCTTGCAAGCCGAATTGTTCGATCTCTGCTTCGGTGAATTGAGCTACATTTTCGTCAAGGTCAACTCTGAATGTATCTCCAGCGATGCAGTAGTTAGCGTCAATCTTTTTGAAGTAGCTGTTGACTGCATGTGGCACCTTGACGTTGTATTTCTTCTCCTTTGCCACGGTGTAGCCGTTGACGTAAGCGTTCATCAACAATTCCTCATCATTAGATTTGCTAAAAATATAGCCAGCCGGCATCTCATCGCTATGTGCATCGTCAACTATTTTGGCTTGTTCCTTGGTTAGCACTACCTTTTCAGGCTCCTCAACAAGCGCGACAACGTGGCCGCCATGATGTTTTGCATCTTCTTCACGTCGGGCTTTGTCTGGTGATGCCCATGCGCCATGCCCAAAAGTGTAGTATGAATCTGCCCACTGACCTTCATCGTTCTTTACCGCGTACAGCTTTTCTTCGCTCATCTTTCGTCCTCTTTCCCGTAAATGAAATGCAGAATGTCTAATGCGTATGCAATGGCTTCCGGCGCCTTTCCTATCACAGTAGCTCGGTAGAAAGCTTTTGCTCGTTCATAGGATATTGGCTCATTGGTCTTACTGATGGGAACGAGCTTGTATTCTCGCCCATTAAGCATGACGCCTACGACCTTGCCAGTCTTTTTGCTGATATAGATGTCATCGAACGTGTCGTCTCCAGTTTTCATTTGTTAGCCTCTCATTTCGCGCTGACTGACTTCACAGCCTGATCGGAATAGTCCTTGATGCTCTGTGCGTCTTTGATGGCCTGTGATAAGTCATTGTTTGCCTGTTTGGCGGCTTCTAACTGTGATGTAAGGTCATTGATTTTCTGTTGCTTAGCGTCGACCTCAGCCTGTTTCTGGGCGACAGCTCGCTGGCCTTCAACAATCTTCTGCTGAATCTGGGCATCTTTGCTTGCCATGCCGTTGTCGTACTGCTGTTTTAGGGCCGCATACTGTGCCTGCGCGTCAGACAACTGATGTTGCAAATCGGACAAGCTAGATTGTGAAGCGTTGATCTTAGCCGTCAGCTTGTCGATATTGTTTTTGGTCTCCACGATGTTCTGGTGACCTTGCCAAACATTGTCGGCAATGGCGGTTGCACCGGCCCCAAACATAAGCCCTGCTAAAACAGTTACCGTAAATGTCAATTTTTTCTTCATGATTTTTTCTCCTTAATTTTTAAAGTTGCTCTTCCGTGAATAGTCCTGTGTGATAGTCATATCTAGCAATTGTGATTGGTATTTTGTACCTGATCATGAATAGCAACATTTTCTGCTTAGAATCACGAGTCAGTGTGGCATTACCACCTTTGACGTCCACCACTTTCGTTAGCTTGCCATTTTCGTAAAAGCAGAAATCTGGAGTGTATCTTCGTGCTGAATATCGCTTGCCGTTTATCACGAAAGCTGAAATAATCTCGAAATGTTCCTGCATCGTTACCTTCTGTGGCTTGTTGCGTATCATCATGTAATAGGCGCCCTCTGCTTTGCTTGAAAATCGAATGCCATCAATTACGACTGGCTGCGCATTGTATTTGCCTCTGCGTCTCTTGCGGATAACCATTGCTAACGACTCGCAATCTCTTCATGGCCGTTGTTGCGGCGCGGTAACTTGATCTCAAACTCACTTGCCACTCGCTTCACGAACGTTGTTGACTTCCCAATCCGTTTTGCAACGTCAGTCAGTGTGTCGCATTGTGAGGCCGCTTCTGCAATTCCGCGCGCGTATTTGGCACGGGCTTCTTTTCGCTTTTTTGAAATCTTTTTAAGGCCAGTGTTTACTGACGTCTTCAAAGTATCGCTGTCATCAACACCGGCTACCGCACGTTTCTCGACAATCTCTTTCTTTGATACAATGATCCGGTTGTTGCACTCTTGCTTCTCGATTTTTGAGAATGCTTCGCTTTCAGAAATGTATAGCATTACGGCCTTCTCATAGCGCGTAATCAATTCAGCCTTGAAATCGCGCCACACTTTGTCTCCCTGTTTGTAAACCAGCACTGTTACTTGTGTCATTGCTTATCCTCCTGACGTAACTCGATGTATTCTTGCTCGCTAATTGGCTGTTTTAGCTTTTCTAGCGATATTCCCATGGCTTTAGCTATCTTTGTAAGTGTGATCCTCATTACCTCTTTGCCACTAAGAAAACTAGCAACTGTGATGCGACTCAAGCCAGCAACCAAAGCAAAACGGTATATTGGCAAGCTGTGATGATCGTCAATAAAGTTGCGAAGTCGTTCACGTGCCCAATCTTGGTTGGCATTGTTAGTTTCGCTCTTATGCTCAATCATGCTTTTGCAACCTGCTTAATTAATTGCGTTTCTGAGAAGTCCAGTGCTGCGAAGTGCTTAGCTAGTTTAATTAACTTAAGCAAGCTGCCCGAAACTTCGCCATCAGCATATATGCTATTTGACGCTTCATGAATCATGCGTGTATTGGCCTGCACAATGCCACCAACAAGTACGATAATGTCTTGCCACTGTGCTTCGGTAACGTCTAGGTAGCCTTGATCATAATTGCTTTCAATGTCAGCTATCGTTTGATTCAAGGACGCTTCGTAGGCCCGCAAATGCTTGTCCAAATGCTGCAAAGCTCTATTTGTCATTTCTTCTGCTGTCACGATCTTTTCCCCCTTACGTCGGTTAGCTTTTCAAAATTCAAGGTGCAATCTTTTGATTTTGGAATAATTCGACTGATGAGTTTGCTGTTGTACATGTGCTCAAGCTCGCTCATCTCGTTGTTAGTTGTGATGATTGTTGATAGACGAGGCATGTTGCTCTCAAAATCAAGGCGGGCATTCGCAACTCGGTACATCAGTTCCTGCATGTCACGTCTTACGGGCTTGATGTCGAGTTTCATACCGCCTTCTGTCCCGAAGTCGTCCAACAACAGCACGTCAGCCTCTTTCATTGCGCGCTCAATGCCTACTAATCGCAGGCGAACGTCTGGTGCATCGTATTGCAAGCCCATCAGGTTACTCAGATCTGCTGTTGAAATAAACAGCCCTGACTGGCCTTCATCGCGTAGACTCGTCAGCATCGCCAAAGCAAGTGATGTCTTTCCTGTTCCGCGAGGACCAAATAAAATTACGTTTTCAGGCGTTTCTTGCATTTGTTTTGCTAACTTGTATGCCCTATTTCCCAGATCTCTTGATTTCTGCAAATCCGTCTGCATTTCAGGCTGCCATTTGTCGAACGTAAACTTAGCGGGAACGTTGCCAGGAAAGACTGAGTAGCGATAAATGGCACGTGCCTTTTTACGGTTCAATGCGGCCATAGAGCGTTCGTAGAAGCGGTGTTCGATTTCGGCCTGAGTTGGCAGCGTATTAACGTCAATTCCACGCTTCTCAATGATTCTTTGCACGTCTGCATGTGTGAATAGGCCTTTAGTCGACTCCATATCCCCAGTTCTCCTTTTTCGGTTCGGTGTGCGGCGTTCGGTTTGACTGGCGTTCACTATCGTTTGCATCGACAGCAGCAACCGTGAGAAGACGCTTGCTTTCCCAGTTTTTCAAGATGCCGTTGACATACTTGTAGTTTCTGACATTGCTTTCAACTGCAGTCCGTAGCGCATTTAGGACTAGCTTCTCAGGTTCAGGTGATCCTGCTTTTCGCATGTCATCAACCCAATCAACAAGGCTTTCTCTGGTGAACGGTGACAGTTGTCCAAACCCGTTTCCTTCCCAGAAATTGCAAATATCAAAAATTGATGATGACGACGATGACGGTTCTTCAGTAGGCCTCTCTGCTGCCTTTACTGGAGCAGTAGTCTGTTGTCGTTTAGTTTTATTTACTTTACTTTCCTTTACTTTACTTTGTGTATTAATGTCATCATTAACCCCACTTGAACTGGAGTTATTGTCTGCATTAATCCAATACAATGTTGGTTTTTGCGATTTTCGTCTTTTGGTGGCATCAGTGAACGTTTCTTGGATGCGCTGACTGGTCAAAACGTTGTCCGACAGGAACAGGTCTTTATTGAAAGTCCCATACTCAGTCAGACGTTTGACCACTAGCCCCACCAACTCACCAGTCGCACCACTGACACGATTGACAAGCTGGTTTTTAGCTAGCTCGGTCCACTCGAGGTAATAGCCTTTGCGGTAGATCGCCGCGAGCAGATAAATGAAAATCAAAACACCCTTTGGTCCAAATTCACCGGTAATTGCCTCTGTCTTTTCGTTCGTTGCAAAATCAACATCGAATGGAAAGTAATCAAGTCCTTCTTTTACTGGTCTTGCCAAGCGATCACCTCCTTAGTCGATTAACTCGTCCATGCTGATGATCGTGGCAACTTTCTTGGTAGCGCGACAGTAGTCACACTTCTCACATCGATGTGGCCGCACCTGACCGGATTTAACCGCCTCAACGTGTTCGGTGCTGTCATGGATCTCTTCCAGCGCCTCGTCCATACGGTACTGTGGCACTTCGATGACGGCATGGTCGGGTACATCTTCCTTGGTCACGGCAATGATGAATGCTCGTGGTCGCGTTCCGTAATTTTGGTAAATCAGCTCCTGATAAACCGCCATCTGAAGCTGATAGTTATAGGCATCAACGAAACTGGTTGGCTGACGTTCTCCTGATTTCCAATACTTCTTGTGAAGCGACTGTGTGGTCTTTAAATCCAAAAAGAATGACTTTGTGGAGTCGAAGCAGTCTAGCTTGCCCATCCACTCAACACCGAAAATATCTCCTGTCAGGATTTCTTCTTTATTGCCCTGATACAGCTTCATAATCGCTTCATCGGACTCAAGCGTTTTAATCATGGCATCCGCTTGTTTATACGGGGCTTTCAGTTGCCCTTTTGATGATCCACGAGTTGAGAACATCTCTGGGTGTCCTTTGATAAAATACTCATGAGCTTGCTTGGATTCAAAATAGCTGTGTAGATAGTTCCCAACCAGCAAGGCAGTCGGATCACCTCTTGGTGTCCATTTACCTTGTAACTCGGCCACCGCTTCTGCTTCGCATGTCAGAAACTTCTTAAACCAGGTAGCAGACTGATATTTGAAACTGGTATCCAGTGAGTAATAATTATCCTTATTGACCGTCGAAAATGTCTGGTTGTTTTCCTGCATTTGGGTCATGGGTAATGTCTGGCTTAAGAGCATCTGGCTTCACCTCCGATTTTGTGACGGGTTCAGCGGGAGCGTTAAGTGCATCCTCGATCGAGTTAGGATCTTCGGGGGTAACATCCTTCAGTTCTGGATCAGCTTCGACTGGTTTCTCATCGGCACTGACCGCACTTTGCATGTCAGTTGTCATTGGGCCCCACTTAGTCAGCAGCGATTTGATTACTGTCTTCAGGGCCATAGCCTCGTAGTTGTCTTTCCAAACGCCCTTGGGCTCCGTGCCACCACCAGATTTGCTGAAACGCTTGCGATGATCATCGACTTGCTGATAAGTCCAATAGACCATCTTTTCAAAACCGTTAGTCAGTTTGAACGATGCGGCATAGCCAACCGGTTTTTCGCTTGCTTTGCGATCGTGGAAGTTCGGCGTGTACTCAAGTTCCTCCGTTAGTGGGTTCCAGCTCTTGAACTCATCTTCATAAATTGGTAAAGCAGTCAGGCGCTGATACCGTCCTGATCGTTGAGCTAATTGGATATAGCCTTTATAACCAATCTGTGGCTGCGCCTGATTCTTGTATGGAACGATGTAGACAAATCCTAGACTTGGGTTAACCGGAAGATCGAGCGTGGCCGCTACCAGGGCCGAGTTGATAACGCTTAACTGATCAACTCTGGCTAAGCTTGGATTAAGGCTTACCGCGCTGGCAATCGATGACAGAAACTGTGGTGCCCGTTTGTCCAGAAGCGCTGCAAACTTATTCTTAATCGTCTGCGTCTCAATCAGTTTCTTAACTGGCATTTTTGTTAGGTCATATTGTGTCGTCATATGCTACTCCTCCTATTTCCATTCCTGAAATCCTTGATTCTTCATGAAATCAATAACGTCTAAGCTGTCACCGCCGAAGAAAATCTCAACCAGTTCTGTTTTCGGATACGTAGAACTAGCAGCGTCTTTTAAGAATCGCTCAGGGCCGTGAATGTTGATCCAATCTTTCAAGTATTCCTTCGCTTTGTCTTTGTTAAAGGCGCCCTCATAACGCGATGCAGCACAGCTTTGATAGAGCCAAGGTTTCTTTGTATCAACTTCATATTCATCGGCGGTGGCCAAGAACTCCTCCGCTTGTTCGATATCCATATCTTTGGGCAAGACGGTACCGTGATAGGACTCCCAATCGGCAATGGCTTTATCTTCAAGTGCTTCTCGCCGTTGATATTCATTCAGAACCGCTGTGTTGTAATCAAGCATGGTCATCAACCGCCTTCCGTGATAAACTTGAGACATAATAATATCTGCAATATTGTTGACTTCCCGTAGTTGGCGCTACGGGATTTTTTTGTGCTCTTTTTATCGTGTCCATTGTTTCCAACCTCCTACTGCTGTGGCACCGATCATGATGCCAGCCATAGCTACAAGAAGATACTTCCAAAAGGCTGATGTTGGGTCGAACAGCACTGACATGATCGCTTCTAACATTTGTTAGTCCTCCTATTGTCGTGCAAACCAACGCTCCATCTTCTCAGGCTCAACTCGCTGTGTTTTACCTGGCCCAACGAATGGAGCACCACGCTTCTTCCAACGGCTCACTGTCGCGGCAGAAACCTGATAGTGTGCCATGACATCTTTTGGCGTCCAATAAATTTTGGGCTTAAAGGGCTTACGTGTCCTTTGCGGCTTAGTGGGATCGATCAGTGTGAATCCTTGTTCCATGCCTGCTCTTCCTTCCTCATATAATGAAGTTTCTGATAATGTGGGAGCCTTTCGCTGAAAAGATCCATAATTGAGATGCCTAGCATTTCACAAATGGCATTCAGCTCGGTTAGATCTGCGACTGTGCTATCCATTTTTTCGAATGCGTATGCTTTCAAGTTTTTAGCGTCATCGCGTGTAAAGTTGGGGTCATTAGCAAGGCCCTCAATGTCGTGCTTGATGAAAGAAGCTTTTTCCTCGTCTTCTTCTCGTTTATCGGTGAATAAAAGCCCGCGTAAATCGTGGTATATTCCGTCACCGCTAAACAGCTTAGGGATTCCTAGAAACAAGTTAGCTATTTCATAGCTTAGTTCGCTGTCATTCATCGAATTGGCAATGTCAGTAGCCTCATTTGCTCTAATGGGAGTTCCATGAAAATAGTTGTTGATCGTCGAGCGCCCTAATTTTGCTGCATAAGCGATCACCTTCTGTGGCGTGTTGGTTCTAGTAGCGAACCTATTCAAAGGGCTACTAATTGTTGCTTTCATACGTTCCACTTCCTTTAAAAGATGAAATATTGGTGGATATTGATTCATGCTATAGAAGGCTATGATTAACCCATAGCAAGTTGATCAGCATCTTCAGCTAGCCATTCGTCAACGTGGCCCTTCAACTGCTCGTCCGGCATTTGTTCGAATGCAAAGGCCGGAACCTCTGGGTAGATGCGGGTCAAAAAATCAATCATTGCTTCGCGTGTCATATGGCTCACCTCCTTAACTTGAAAACTGAATATTGTGTGATTGCCTCCCGCCGAGTGCGATAATTGCATCGAAGGGAGGTGATAAAATGAAAAAAATTTTTGACAAGGAAAATCGCAAAAAAGTTGAAAAGGTTATGACAAAACATCTGTTTGTGAAAGCTCTTCAAGAAAATTACGAATTTCCCGATCACTTTTCGAGCGAAGATCTTCCAGTTCTGCAGAGGATCCTAGATGATTCTGCAAAGCGTGTTCAAGAGATGTCAGATGAGCAGCTCCTTCATTCACTAACTCACGACTGATTCGCTTATCGGGCTCTCCACTGTTCGAATCAAAGATCACTGCGTATTTGTTCATCTGCATCACCGTAAACTTGGCATCTAGTTTGATTGCTTGTGTCAAAGCATATCTGCTGTCCTTCGACTTGCATTCGTTGGACAGTTTTTTATGAAACGTCATCTCATGACCTCCTCTTTCGAATCAAATCGATTGGGTACGGTGTCGCCATCAAGGCCAAGAAGTCTTAGAACTTCCAAAACGGTGTTACCAAGTGCCACCAGAGCATCTGTTTCTGACAGGCTTAAATTGCTTGATTGATATGAGACATTCTGGACAGCCAGATCAACGGTCAATCCTTTGTAGCGAGCCCGGATCACTTCTGGAATCACTGACCCGTTCTTTCCCGCCTTGATGATTTCAAACTTTGCTTTGCTAAATTCCCGATGGCTGTCATCAGCCAAGAGCTTCTTCTTAGAGTGACTCATCGTGCCACCTCCTCTCGCTGGGCGGAATTTTGTTTACTTAAAGTTGACTGATATTCCAAAAAAATAAGATCCGGCTTCGTTTTTAATGCGGTGGCAATTTTGAATGCCAATTCATAGCTAACACGGCGTTCTCCGCGTTCGATCAATGAATAATATCCTTTGCTAATGCCAATCATATTTGAAATATCTTGCATTGTAAGATGAAATTCCTTGCGGCGTTCTTTCAACTTTTCATTCAAATGATCACCTCCTAATCAACTTTATGTAAACACTATAATCTACAATAAGTAAACTGTCAACTAGAAAAGTACACTTTTTTTAAACTTTGTTGAGTTTACAATTTGTATACACTATTCTATTCCTATGAGGTGATATGATGAGCTTCGGAGAAAGACTAAGAGAACTTAGAAACGAAAAGAAGATGACACAATCTGATGTCGGGAAAATTATAAATGTAAGCAAAGCGTCTGTCTCTTTATATGAAAAGAACGAAAGAACACCTGACCAAGATTCTATTAAGAAACTGGCTCGTTACTTTAACGTTTCTACTGATTTTTTGCTTGGAGTTACTGACGTTCGCTCAAAACCGGAGCAAATAGACATATCAGATTCAAAAAATGATACCATCATGACTTTTGAAGGTCGCCCCATTCCGCCTGAAGATCTTGAGATAATCAAGAGACTTCTTCGAGGTGGCAAACATGATGACTGACTTTACTAGTGACATGCTGAGAGAGGTTTTAAACTACGGCTTTGACCGTGGAGTCGGAGCTGAGCTGACATATAAACTGAAACCGTACACTCCATCGGTTTCTAATCCTGAAACACGTTGGATTGCGGTTAATATGAACTGGCACAAGCCTAAGCAATTGCCTTATCAGGCTGCACACGAAATCATGCACGTTCTACATCAAGACCCAGCTTGCTTATACTTTTATTCGGCTTCAAAGAACAGTATTGAGGGTGAAGCTAACATAGGCGGAATCCATATACTTGTTCCTTTATACTTTGCCGATATTGATGAGGAAGACGCCAACCTGAATCAATTCATGGAAGCCTTTGGCATTCCATCACCAATGGAAGATGCTGCTTCAGAAGCGATAAAAGATTTTTATATATAATTAGTTGTTAGTCCAGATACGGAAGACGGTAAAAGCTGAAAATTATTTATGGAGGAAAACAAAATGGCAAAAAAAGTAATGGGTGCTGATGGTAAGCAATATAAGGTGAAAAAGCCTTTTTACAAACGCGTTTGGTTTTGGATATTAGTTGTTGTTGTGCTAGCAGCAATCGGTGGTGGCCTCAATAATAAGGGAAAATCAAGCAGCGAATCCACGGAAAAAGCAGCAGTTAGCAAAACGGATAAACCATCTTCAAGTACAGCCTCATCTTCGGAACCGGAAGATAAAGTGTATAAAGTTGGTGAAGTTGCAAGCTATAAAGGCTATGAAATTAAGGTAAATAATGTCAAATTCGACCAAGGCGATGACATTAACACTCCGGATTCAGGTAAGCAATATGTAATCGCAAATATCACAATCACAAACAACACCGACAAGTCACAAGATTATAACCCCTTCTTTTTCAAATTAAATGCCGATGGTAACAAAACCGATTTCAGCGAGATTACCACAAATGTTGAAGATACTCTTCATTCAGGCTCTTTAGATAAAGGTGCTACAGTTACGGGTAATCTTGTAGGACAAGCAAAAACAGATGCTAAGTCATTACAGCTTCAATATCAGCCATCATTTTGGAATGACAAGTCAATCAAGATAGATCTGAAATAGTGTTTATTTCCCCGAGCAATTGGTAGAAGCCAAACGGCTTGGGGCTTTTATTGGGCGACGGATTTACAATTCAAGTGCAACAAATTAGTCAAATAGAAAAGACTCATAGCCTGAGTCCTTGTAAAATGGAATCACCACAAGACCAACTACAAGGA